AAAAGTGTTGCCTCAAAAAATGAAAGTATATGAGGCTTGTTTGCTATGCACATTTTTAAGTTTTGTGACTTGAAAAAATTTTAAAAAATTTTTAAAAATAACTATTGACTTCCTTAGTTGGTCTATTTATCTTGTATTCTATGTCAGTTATAAGCCCTTCAATCTTTTCTTCTGCATAAGAAATAGCTATCCTATCTCCAACATCAAGACTGGGGTCGCCTATGGTTACCATATCAAAGGGTGTGTGATGAATTTTACATATTTCTGTAAGAAGAGCCTCACACATCCTCTTTCTTTTTTCCGGAAGACCTAACTGCATCAATGGATTTATTCCAAGGTTCATAGTTAGTCCATCATCATTTTCTAAAGAGTAGTATTCAGCTATTTTTGTTTTTGCATTTGTTGAGTTGATAGCTGTGTATCTTGTTTTAAAGTCAGAAATAGATGATGAAAAACGCTCTGTTGTTTTAATTTCCGTTGAGATGCTTTCAGAATATTTCTTTAATGCCAACTTGCCATCACGACTAATCCCCGCAAAAGCTCCAAGGGTCGATGCTATATAATGGATGAAGTCCCTATAGGTTTCTATATCATGGTCTTGATAAATGGCGAGAACTTCTTCTCCATTTACAAGGGACTTCACTTCATCTTCTGTCATACCTAGTTCTACCTTGCACTTTTCACATGAAAGACTTAGAAGTTCATATGCTGTACCAAAGGTATCTGTTACAGGGAAGTTCTTGTCAAAACGTAACATATAGTCATAACCTTTAAGTTCTAATATTTTCTTAGAACGATTAGCCTCTGTAACATCAAAGATTCCCATTGGTATGGTTTCTGTTGTCTTATTTTCTAATTCTTGATGGTAGAATAATTCAAGCCTTGAACCCTCAAGAGAATATCTATCTATATCAGAAAATAGACTAATACCAAATTCTCCAGCATAGACAGTTCCTATCTCCAGTTCAGTAGAGCCGGAAGATGACCTGTGAATGTACCCTGAACCTTTTAATATATCTTTATTTATAAAGGGAATAATCGTTTCATCTTTCAAAATGATATTTCCCGTCCAATAAAATTTACGAGAATTCTTTTTTATGGCTATTTTATATTCATTGCTTGTAGGATACAATCCACCACCTCCTAGTATTCTTCTAAATTAAAAGATACTTCCCACAATCCTTTATAAGAAGTATCTTTTATTAGTTTGACTTGAAACTTATCTATATACATTTGTGTCTCTTTTAGTTCCAACGTTTCTGTATCTAAGAATTTCACTGTTAGATTAGACTTATTTGATAATTTACTTAAAGTCTTTACTAGCTTAGGGCTACATGAAAACACCACTGATATGCTTGCAACCTTACTTCTTACAATATCTCTTTGAATAGTACCTGCCTCCGTCTCTCCACCTGTATCTGCCTCAATGTCACGAAATTCCAAATCATAAGAATTAGGTAGAGGCAGATCTATTCCTTCAATGATTAAATATGATTGATGTTTCAAAACTAACGACCTCCACTTCTTAAATTCTTACGCATTGTAGCACTTACTATTACCTCATCAAGGAGTGTACCTCCAAGATAAACTGGTATAATTATATCTCCTGCGTTTTCCGATTTAACATTTATATTTGCAAGTGCATCCGATATCTGTCTTCCTATATCAATTCCATTTACAGCGGATTCTTTATCGTATCCGCCTATGCCAATAGCTGATATATTTGGACTTAAAACCATATCACTTGCGACATTTTTCATAGAAGATTGAACTAGTCTTCTACTCTTTTCTATTCCTTTTGATAAGCCTTCCATAAAGTCTGGCATCCAAGATTCATAATCAGTTAGTGGACCAACATCTGGAACTGAAAAGTGTAAGTAAGACCTGATGGTTGATGCTACATCTGAAACTGCAGATACTACATTTCCTATGGCATTTCGAATACCTCTAGCAATTCCATTAACTAAATCAGCACCCCATGAATAAGCTTGAGATGCAAGATTCTTTATGAAGTTTACAGCGTTATTAAATCCATTTCTAATTGTAGATTGAATATTTGACATGGTAGATGAAATACTTGATCTCATGGAATTAAATGCAGACGATACTGCTGACTTTGCAGTATTCACCGCAGACGAAATAGTCGACTTTATATAATTCCAAGCAGATGAAACAAAAGTCTTAATATTATTCATCGTTGATGAGATAAAGGTCTTTATCCCATTCCAGATTGATTCAAGGATTGTCTTAATAGAAGTCAAGATAGTCTCAATAGTCGTTTTTATATTGGTCCAGGATGTAGAAATAAATTCTCCAATAGCTGTGATAACTGTTGTTAAAAACTCTTTTAGTCCATTCCAAATAGTCTCTATCTTTAGCTTTATTCCATCAAGAGTTGTAGAAATAAAGGTCTTAATATTATTCCAAGTGGTTTTAAAGAATTCTCCTATTGCATTAAAGACTTCTGATGTTTTTGTTTGAATAGCAGTCCAAATGGTTGAAAAGGTAGTTTGAACGCTAGTCCATAAACTCGTAAAGAATTCTCCTAAGCCTTGCCATAGAGTCTTTGCTCCTTCAATAAAAGTGTTCCAAGACTGAGTTAAAAATGTAGTAATTGAAGCCCATATACTATTCCAACCTTCTGAAATACCCATCCATAGATTGGAAAAGAAGTCCTTTACTCCTTGCCATAAAGATTTTATTCCTTCTACAAATCCAGTCCATAAATCATTTAAAAATTCTGTAATTGCCGTCCATGAAGAAATCCATGAGTCGGATATTCCCTGCCATAGATTTACAAAGAAGTCTTTTATTCCATTCCAAATAGTGACTGTTGATTCTTTGATGGTTTCCCAAATGGAGATGATACCTTCTCTAAACCAGTCGCATTTTTTCCATAAAAGAATAAGACCAGCTATTACTGCACCAATAGCTATGGGAACAATTCCTATGGTTGATACTACTGCAGTGATTGCTGGAATTAATGTGCCTGTAAATACCCCTACTATTTTTGTAATTCCACCAACTATTATAGGTCCTTTAGTCATAATAGTTCCTATTGACCATACAAGTTTTCCTACAATCATAAGGACAGGACCTAATGCTGCTACAAAAAGCCCTATACCTGCAATGACACCTTTTACTGGTCCTGGAAGGGCGTTAAGTCCATTTACCAGTTTTGTTAATATATCTACTGCTTTTCTAACAGCAGGCATAAATAATTCTCCAAAGGAAATAGCAAGTTCCTCTAGGGCAGATTGTAATATCTTAAGCTGCCCGCCTAAGTTATCCTGCATTGTTTTAGCCATTTTTTCTGCTGTTCCATCTGCATTATTTATTGCACTTGATAGTTTTTCTACATCTTCCGGCGCTGCATTCATAATGGCAAGAAAACCTGACATAGCTTGTTTGCCTACAAGTGCTTCAGCATTTGCCACCTTTTCTGATTCACTCATCTGTGAGAAAGCAGATCTACAATCCATTAAGATATCATTTAAAGATCTCATAGAACCATCAGTGTTGGTAGTTTGGATACTCACTTCTCCAAAACTCTGTCCTGATAAGGTTAACTCTCCATTTAGTTCTGTCATTATCTTTCTTAACGATGTACCAGCTTGCGAACCTTTAATCCCTGCATTTGCCATTAGTCCAATAGCAAGAGCAGTATCCTCTACAGAGTATCCAAGAGAACCGGCAATTGGTGCTGCGTATTTAAAGGTCTCTCCCATCATGGATACATTGGTGTTGGCATTAGATGATGCAGCAGCAAGAACATCTGCAAAGTGAGATGAGTCTTCTGCTTTTAAACCAAAGGCTGTAAGGGCATCAGTAACGATATCTGAGGTAGTTGCTAAATCCTCACCACTTGCTGCAGCAAGATTCATAACGCCATCAATACCACCAATCATGTCTTTAGTTTTCCAACCAGCCATTGCCATGTAGTTCATAGCCTCTGCCGCTTCACTTGCAGAAAACTTTGTTTTTGCTCCCATTTCACGAGCTTTGTCTCTTAGTGCATCAAAGTCAGAACCGGTTGCTCCGGATACTGCTTTTACTTTAGACATACCGGAGTCAAAATCTGACGCAGTCTTTACAGCTGCTACTCCAAGACCTGCTACTGCAAGAGATACTGGCATCATTTTTCTTCCTACGTTTTCTATATTTTGCCCTGTATTTTGCCATTTTTCCCCAGTAATAGCTATATTTTGAAGAGTTTGATTAGTAGTTGCTCCTTGTCTTTCAAGAGATTTTAAGGCTTGTTCTGTTTCAATAATTTCACGTTTAAGGGCATCATATTGTTCCTGTGAAATCTTTCCTTCAGCAAGAGCCTGTTCCGCTTGTTTTTGTGCCTCTTTTAATGAATTAAGCTTGTTCTTTGTCTCCTCTAAAGTCTGTCCTAGTAGTTTATGTTTTTGGGAGATAAGTTCAGTGTTGCCTGGATCCATTTTTAAAAGCTTATTTACATCACGTAGTTCTGATTGAGTATGTTTTATTTCAGTATTAACTTTTTTAAGGGCGTCTTGAAGTTTGGTTGTATCTCCACCAATTTCAACAGTGATCCCTTTTATTCTATTTGCCAATCTCTCACCCCCTAAATTTGAACATCAAAAAAGCACCTAGTTTTTCTAGATGCCTTATAAAATATCTTCGTAATTTCTTTTTGAATATAATATGCGGATTATTTCTACTAGACTTTTCTCATTATTAACTCGGTAAAATATAAGGTAATTTTTTACAGGACAAATTCTTATATTTTCACTATATAAATCCTCATCTTTGTATCTTTTAAACCTCTCGGGCATTTGCTCAAGATCCCTAATCGACTCTTCTATTTTTTGAACTAACCTTAAAGCAGATAAATCCGAATTCAATGTTTCAGAAATATATTCATATATATCGAGTATATCTCTTTTTGCTTTAGATGATATTATAATGTTGTGCTTAATCATATTTGTTCATAAATTGATTGAAAAGCATCATCTACATTTTCAAATTTACCATCTTTTAAATCTTGTATACCTTCCATTAGCGTTTTATTTAGTTCATCTTTTGAAATATCTGAAATATCAACAAGTTTTGCATCCGGTAATTTTACATTAAATGGTAAGCCCTTGTTAAGAATTATCTGTCTATAAAACATATCCACGGCATTTGATGGGGGTATACCTAAGGCATTGAGAATCTCCTCTGCTTTATCTTTGATTTCCGGTTTCATTCTGATATTTAAATTTGCTGACTTAGCCATAATACTCCTCCTTTTGAATTAATTATACTACATTCGCCTACACTATGTCAATACAATTAAAATTTATCGAAGTCATCTTGTGTGGCTACTTCTTTGTATTTATAACTATCATTATTTTTTTCTGTAAACATATCGTTCACTAGACCTATAGTTAATAAATCTAAATCAGAAATAGATAAACCGAGTTCCACTGCCCTTAATAGAAACAAGGGCGTAGTCATTGATCTTTCAGTTGGTCTTACTTTTTTTTAGAAACTTCCTCCGTCTTAATATTAAGTCCCCAAAGTTCTATTAACTCTGGTAGGATTTGATAGATTGAAAATGTGGAGAAGTTGTCGAGCCATTCTGTTGGATCATCCGGCACAGAATCGTCACCATGTTTTGCCATAACATAGGCTATGTTCTCAAACAGTTCTAAAGATCCTATGTCTAAATCGGATTTGTCCTTATCATTTTTCTTGATGGATTTCTCCAAAGCCATTAGATCTTTAAAAATATCTCTGCCAAATTTTAATCTATATATTCTTGGTATTGCTGCTGATGCACGAAAGATAACATCTTGTCCATCAATTTGTATTTTCTTTGTTAGTGCCATATTATTTACCTCCAGTGTTTGCTCTAGAAGGTGTTACTGATATTTCTGTTGGCAAATATACTGCCTTATACCAATTATCATAAGTTTCTTTAGTAGTTTCATTTCCGGTTCTTGCTTTAACATTCCCATCTGGAAGGGGCCTAGCCTGAATGGTTAATGTTTCCGGTTGAACTTCTCTTGATTCTTCATTGGTTTCTCCTTCAAGCGTTGGTCTAGCTGCAGAGCAGTTATACATAATATGACGGATTTTCTTTTGGTCACCATCAAACTCAAATAAAAGAGCAAAGTTAGCTGTCTCTGCATTTGAAGATTCTATTAGAACCTTATTCTTATCAGCTTTTTCCATCAACACATCTGTCCTAAAGGATTCTGGAATTAGGGCAATTTCTAAGTCGCCATCATATCCCATGTTGTTTGAAATGGTGTAATACTCAATCCCATCAGCATAAAAACTTTCTGGTTCTCCATTTGGTTCTAGAGAAATCGATACAGCACCAGGCATTGCCACTGGCTCATTATATTTAATAACGCCCTCTTCGGTTTTATCAAAGAGAGCGTAGTGTACATTACAGATATTAAACTTTACTTTATTAGCCATTATTTTCCTCCTTATAATTTATCTTTAAAGTAATACAACTACACATCCGTTCACTTCGTCCTTTCAGTCCTTGTTCACGGTGTGAGACTGCATCTGACCTACCAGCGAAATCAAAGATTTCGGGTTAGATCATGAATTCATACAGCACTTCATAGAGTCTTTCTGATGCAATCCAAACTTCAGATTTTTCATAATAGATTTTTTCTCTATCAAGTATTTCTTCGATTCTTTCTTCAAGTTCTAAATCTTTCCTATCTGTGTAGATTTCTAAATCCACTTCAGTATTTTTATGATATACATAGCCATCTGCTCCAAAGTGTTTATTCTTTGGAAATAGATAGACTAGAAAGGGTGGTTTAGGACTTTCGCCTTCTGCAAAATGTGAATAAGCAAAGGGCAGTCCTATTTCTTCTATAATCTCAATCAATTTATCCATTCTTTAGTTTCCTCGTTATATTTTCTTCCAATTCTCTGATTCCTTTTTCTTCAGCCGGTCCAATGTGAGGCCTTGCTGAAACTCGCCCTCCTTGTCTAAGGACATGACCTTTTTCTAATAAATGGGCTAGTTGATATCTATTCTTTGAGTGAACAACTAATTCTATGGATGATGAAGTTTCCTTTTGGTTTTTAACAGACCAAGACTTGGAATATTTACCAGTTTTACCAACTGGAGCATTTGCTTGAATATCTTTTTTGACATTGTTAGCAGTCTTCTTCACTTCTTTTTTAAGTTCATCAGCAGCCATATCAGAATATTCTTCAAGTCCCTTCATAATTTCATCAGCCATATTTTCTATCTTTACATTCATCTTAATACCTTCTTACATCTGAACTTAATGAATCTATTTTTATAATTCATAAAGTCAATAGAGATAATGTTATAAATTTCATCATCAAAAATAATTCTAAACTCCGATGTGTTTATATCTATTAATCTCTTTTGAAATCTAACAGTAAAGGAAATATCTGACTTGTCTATCTCCATGCCAAGAAAGACTTCTTCGCCTTTTCCTTGATAGGAGATATATGAATTAGTTGTTAGATAATCCGACCATATCGCCTTATGATTTCCTATCTCATCAATTTCAACAGCTTTGTTTTGAAAGGTTATCTTTCTATTTAAATCAGATATCTTCACTTTTCCTCCTTCGCTTGTGCCCAACGATAGAAACATAGAAATCTCTGATTTCGTTATGTTCCATCGGAAGGGTATTAGAACTCAGCCTTTCTCATTCCAAATAATAAAGCCCTTAGTGTTAAGTTTAGTTCAGAATAATCTGCCTCTTCTCTATGTTCATAAAGATAAGCAGTCATATATAGAACAGCTATCTTTCCATTTGGATTTTTAGAAAGTTCTTCTTCACTATTAACCCTGGCTACATCCATAGAATGTTTGATTGATGATTGGATGAGAGATTCAATCATCTCATCCTCATCATCAAAATCCACCCTTAAATATGACTTTGCCTCCTCAAGAGTTATCATAATTTACTCCTTAGACAGTAGCGCCAATTTTTAAAAGTTTAACTGCCTCTCTTAAAACTAAGATTCCATCAACTCTTTCCTTACCTAAGAATCCAACCATACCATTTCCGGCAAATAGTTCTTTTAAGTCTTGGAATGATCTATGACCTCTGTCACCAATTTTGTAATATGAGAAGTCACCAAAAGCAATGGCTAATTTTCCTTTTTCAGCTTTTGGAGCAAAGGCTGATGTATAGGCAGGGTAACCTAAAAGTCTATCAGGTTCTCCATCCTTAAGTGATGGTTGCCAAATATATGCACCATTTACATCTTTTAATTTCCTGATTTGAGCTACTGTTGCATCATTTAAAATAAAGACAGCTTTCTTTCTGTATGGTCTGTCTAATTCATAGACTAGATCCATCAATTCATCTGCAGTAATTGTTTGTGCCTTTGTTGTTACACCAAGTTCTCCACCTTTTTTAGAATCAAAAATTCCTGTAGGCTTATTTACTCCATCACCATTTAAGAAAGCATCTTCTTCAGCATTTGCTAGCGCTCTAGTAAATTCTTCAGTGATGTATTTTTCTAAATTAAAGGCTGCATCATATAGAAGTTCTTCAGTAACTTTAATTCCAACATGGAGTTTATGCGCATCAAGTGATATTTGGTCAAACTTTCCATCGCTAAATGTAAGCTGTCCACCTTCTTCAACCCATAGGGCTGCCGGCTTTGTAGCTGCAATATTGATTTTATGAAGTCCGGATGTTTGAACTTTTGTAGCTAATTTTCTTACAATATTTTCTTCTTCAAGACCTTTTACAATATCTGATTCCAATTCTTCCGGAACTAAATATCCACCACTTTCATCTGCTCCAACTTTTAGTTCATTAGTAATATCTCTAAAGTTAGACCTTAAAGCTTTCATCATGGATTTCTTATAGACATTTCTTGCTCTCATTGGTTTGTCTTCTTCATTAAAAGTAACCGGATCACTTGTTAGTGCTTGAGTGGTAGGTTTTTCTAATATTTTATCCATTTCTTCTTCTCTCTTCTTTCTTTCAATTTCACGAGTGTAATTCTCGATGGTTTTTTCCATTTCCTCATATGTCTTAAAGTCTTCATCAGACATTAGACCATTTTCATCCTTCTTAGATTCAGCAAATGCCTTTGCTTCGTCCCAAGCTTTAGTTCTCTTTGCAATAAGTTCTTTTAAATTCATATAATTACCTCCAAGTATTTTTAATTTTGTTTAATCTTTCTTCTACTTCGCTCATTGAATGAGTCTTTACTTCTTTATTTATCTTTGTTAAAAGAGAGTTTGTAACTGCTCGTCTTGAAAAGACCATGTTCGTAACTTTTTCATCTTTTCTTTTATCAGTGAGAGTTCCGTCACAAAAACCCATCTCAATAGCCTTGTTCTTATCGAACCAAGTCTCTCCATCCATTAGATTAGAAATCTCTTCTCTGGATAAACCTGTCTTAATCTCATAAGCATTGATGATTGATTCCTTAACTTCCTTTAACATATCTATGGCTTTTTGCATTTCTTTTGAGTCGCCAATTGCCACAGTTAAGGGGTTGTGAATCATCATTAGTGAGGTAGGACTCATTAAAACTTCACTTCCTGACATGGCAATGACCGATGCAGCAGATGCTGCAAGCCCATCAATCTTAATGGTCACATTGCCCTTGTGTTCTAAAAGCATTGTGTAAATTCTTGAGGCAGCAATGCAGTCCCCTCCTGGAGAGTTTATCCATACAGTGATGTCTCCACTTTTGTTTTTTAATTCCTCAAAAAAGAGCCTTGGCGTGATTTCATTATCAAACCAAGACTCTTCTGCAATAACTCCATCTATATAGAGTTCATTTGAATCTTTATTCCAATTCCAAAATATTTTATTTTTGTTCATTCTCGGTATTTTTACCTCCGTTTCTTTTACTTTCATAGAATGACCCTGCCTTATCAAGTGGTAGCATATTTCCATTTACAAGATATAGATCTCCACCTTCTTCAGCTGATATCCTATCAAGATTTTCTAATTCTCTTATGTCATTTGCACTCATCCACCCATTTTGTCTTCCTACAGCATATCCATTCATTCTTGATTCATAGTCTCCTCTTAGAAGTCCATCAAGGTTGAATTTAATAAAGTAGGATTCTTTTTCTTTCTTTGTTAGTAGTGCTCTTTCTAAGGATTGCTCCCAACGAACAATCCAAGGATCAAGAGTGTATTTGACAAACTCAAGAGATTGTTGCTCTATATTTGAAAAGCTTGACCTTTCCAAATCTCCAATCATATGAGGTGGTATCCTAAAAATTCTAGCTATCTCATTTAATTGAAATTTCCTTGTTTCTAAGAATTGGGCCTCACTTGGGGCAATAGCTATGGGTTGGTATTTCATCCCTTCTTCAAGTACAGCCACTTTATTGGCATTTTTAGGCCCCTGAAAGGCTGCGTTCCATGACTCCCTTACTCTTTCTGGGTCTTTGATAATACCTGGATGTTCTA